ACGCTTGCAGGGTCAACGCCTAAAATATCTCCAATAACATAGCCTTGACCACCGGCTTTTAATGTTACAACAGCAATAGCACCATTGGTAACTGTAATATCAGCTTGAGCACCTGTACCAAATCCACCTGTCAATTCTACATCTTCATAAATCCCATCTGTATATAGAGTACCGCCAATCTCAATATTGCCCACACTGATAGTGGTCGCAAAAATCAGACGGCTTTGGAGCAAGAAATTTAATTCATAAGTGCTGTTAGCAATAGGCCACGGGTATAATCGACCCAATGGATAGCGATTATCATAAAAGAAATATGTGGGTAAACTGCGAAGTTCTTTTACAGAAATTCTTATATAATCTTCAAAAGAGAATATCTTTTGAAGCTGCAAACTTACTGGTGTTGTTCCGGTGTTGCGTTGGACAACATAACCGCCTTTAATATCGCTAGGCGGCTTCATATTTATGTCACCACCTAAACCTATTGTGTAATAAGTTTTATTGGCATCACCAGTAAAATTTATCTTCTCTAAAGAAGGTACAAGCCAACGTTGCTTTTGCCACGTTGCAAGCATTCTTTGCAATCGTGTGAAAGCGTCTTGTATGTCCTCGCTTAATGCAGTCTGACCCACTCCGAGTATTCCAGCCTCTTTTAAGGCATCAGTACAAAGCTCCCGACCAGTTGTCACTTAGCTTCCCCAACCAGTTTTCTTTTCTTCTTTTGTGTTGGAATACTTAGCTTCTTCTTCCTTAGAAGAAACTCTAATTTTCTTATCGCCAACTTTAATAAGTTTGGGATATTCCTTCCGTTCAACACCCTTTTTATTTTTAGCCATTATAAAATCCTTTATATGAAAATCCCCTAGCGGCTTTTACACCACTAGGGTAGTTGGGAGGAACTACAATTTAAATATTATATCCGATCTGCCACCTTTACCACCCATTCGGGGCGGATATACTTTTTACCAAACAACACGTCAATACGAGTTGCTAATTGGTCAGTTACGGGCAGATAGTCAGTGAGAATACGCATGGAGATACCATCATATTCAGCACGGGCAGCCTCTTGCACAGCCTTGGATGGCATAACCAAGTCAGCAGTCGCAAGTGTAATCGCCTTTTGAACATACGCTAAGTTCATGCGATACACTTCAGCCGACTTAGTAACCATCAGCACATCAGCGCCGTTATCCGGGGAAGCGGTGACAGTCTGATATTGAACATCAGAGCCATCAACCGCAGGAGTAAGAGCCGGATAAATGCTAACCGAAGTGCCACCTTGAGCAACATCTTCAAGAACCACAAACTGGCGCAGAGTGCCTTGGTTCTGTTTGGTCACGCGGTTAACTTCATAGACGCCTTCAAAAGTAATAATATCGCCAGCAACAAAAGTACCATTAGTGGCGCTAATATCAATTGACTGACCAGTTTGATCAGCGCCGTCAACAGTAGAAGGAGCATTAGCACTATCATAAGTACCAGACGTATGTTTAATCACAGTCTGGTCACGGAACCACTTTTCGTAACCAAGACCTGCTTTCATCTGACCAGTGCGATACTGAGCACTGATTTCAGTGGCAGGATTAAGCAAACCTTGGAGTGAAACTGTCATACGAGCATCTGTAATCGGATCATCCACAACACGGCGCGTCATTGGATCGGATGATTGATTATCAAGTACCGCGTTCGCTAACAAGAATTGTTCTGAAGTCGGGCTAATGATATTACCATTACCATCGACATTGGAAACAAAGTTACAAGCGCCAGTTTCCGCACCATTCATAACATTCTGAGCAACCTTACCAGCAAGGTTGTTAATCATAGGAGCAAGGATGATTTCAGAATAATTATCAATACTCATTGTACGTTCGGCAGTTGTGAACGGCACAGCGACATTATACTGAGTATCAACCGTAAGAGTTGTATACTGTTCGGTTGTATTCTGAAGCTGCATCGCCGGACCTTCTGTAACGATATAATCGTTAGGAAGGCGAATGCGCAGAGTAGAGCCAATCTTAGCACCATCCACAGCAAATGCCGGATCGTACTGAGTATCCATATTTTGAATGAAAAGATTGGAGTTTTTGAACAGACGCACCGCTTCCGCCGTAATCATATCTATCGTGAGTAATGTATTTCCAGCCATATTAATTATCCTAAAATTTAACCTGAAATTACAGGCATATGTATAATGTTAAATTTGGTGAAATGCGGAGGCTGAAACCGCTTACAGCTTACCGGAGCGTTTACCGCCAGCGCCGGAAGGCAACTAAGGCGTTTTGAGCTAGCCTTAGAAAGCTTATCTGTGTGGGCAAAGTAAAAATTAAAAAAGGAATGCTGTCAAGCTCTTCTTTAAAATTATTTTCAAAATCCCCACACTAGTCTATAAACATGAGTGCTTTAAATCTCAGACGAGCGGCCCTGAGCCTCCCCTCAGTTAACGCTGTTATGTGGGCAGAGCTACGCTTAGAACCAGCAGCATAATTATTTCCAGTAAGTCTTTTTGACATATTAATTTTAAATTCATTAGTATGGGTTTTATTTTTATGACTTTCAGAAAGCTTCAATCTAGTTTCTTCACTAATTGGTCCGCGAGCACGACGTTTTCCCCAACCAGCTTTAATGGCCGCTTTTGCTTCTTCGGTACGAGGTTTATTTTTTCTTTTAGCTGAAAGCAAAGCTCTAGTTTCTCCGCTATGTTTAAACCCTAAAGGACTTCCGCCAGCTTTAGGGCAAAGATTATAGCCTTTTTCTCTATTAAAACTATCGTATAAATCCATCCAATACTGTTCACGCTCATTTAATATTTCTTGTACAGGCTCACAAAATTCCAATACATAAAATACTAAAAATAAGCGATCTTTATTGTAGGCTGACTGTAAATATTTATTACCATGACGATTTAGTTTTAATTCAACTTTATGATTTTTCCATCGCTTAGTTATATTTACAGCCTGTCCTACATATACTTTATTAGTCACACTATTCCAAATGGCATAAATACCCGATTTCATCCCTATCACCCCATTCTAGCCTTACGTCTAGCTTCCATCTGCTGATTTCTAATCCTCACAAATTCAGCCATATTTTCTGTAGGCTTTGGTGGTAAAACATCAGGACTACCGCTATTACCCTTTGGAGCTTTTGGCGGCTCAGGAGCCTTGGAGATAGCTTTAGGCTTAGGCTTTCCAGCTTCAATAAGCTTATCTGAAATCTTTAATAACCCCTTCATAACTTTAATGGGATTACCTCTATTCAGCAAATCTTCATACTCATCATGATTATCAGTTAGATAGTTCAATACAGCACCGCCATTATCCAAATCATTCAAAGCCCCAATGAAAAATTCAGGAAGTGGAGCGACTTCTTGAGCAAGCTCATTCACTTTACTCATGAATGTCTTATCAATAGCAACAGCTTCATTGATAAGCTTTTCTTGTGCTCTATTAAACTCACGTCGAGTTAACTCAAGTTCGGCTACTTCCTTAGCCCTCCTATTAACTTCTTCTTCAGTAAGAGGCTGTTCGCCAGCCGCAATTTTAACTTCAAGCTGTTCTTTTAATTCTTTAACAAGCTTCTTATTTTCATCACGTTCCGCCGCAGTCTTACCCGCGCGACGTTGTAAACGTTCAATCTTACGTTCTAAAGCTTGGATTTGCTTTTGCTCAGGAGTAAGCTCTTTTTCTTCATCATTGTTCTTTTCTTCCTCGTCGCCTTCTTCTTTTTCTTCTTCATTTTCGTCTTTTTCCTCCCCTCCAGCATTTTCGTCCAAATTATTTTCATTATCATCATCCTCACTATCAGAATTATTATCACCTTTTGTATGGGTAACTTTAATATTCTCACGTTCTAACTGCGCTGGTGTCTTTTCAGGTTCACCAGAACCCTTCTCATCATCAGGGCCATAATAAGGGAGTGGCAGGTTCTTAATCTTGAGGAACATTTTTATTAATCCTATTTTGATATTCTAATTGAAGTGCTGAAACTAAATTTGTAAAAGTTTCGTTTTCATTTGGCGGATTAGCTGCAAAAATTTTATTAAGCCTATGACCTTTTCTTTTTATCCGGCCATCCTGAAGCTTGTCAAATCTAAAATTATCCATATCAGCAACAGATTGAATTGCTGCCCACAATTCATCATCGGAAAGCGCGGAAATTTCTTTGCCGTTGAAGGGCATTAACCAGCAACCTTTTTAAGCTTGTTCATTTCCTCTTTTGCCAATCGCTTAACATCACTCATAAGAACCTTATCATTTTTAATCTTTTCATATTCCTTACAAGTGCGCAAAGCATCCTCAGCGCGCCAACGTCGCTCACGATCTTTATCGACTTTTGTAGGCATTACAGCAGAGCTTTCCGCAACGGGTAATCGTTTCTTAGCCATTTTAAAAATATCCTTACTTATGTAAAACTGTAATTTTGTTCTTTTCAAATTTTCTAGCACTCAATTTTAAAATTTCATTATTCAAATCAACATTGACTTTCTTTTCCATCAAATCAGGATCATTGATTGGATTAGTCAAAGCAGCGTGAATTTGTTGACGCATGTATTCGGTGCAGTTTGACGTAGGCTTAAGAAGTTCTATCAAATGTTTAATCGCCAATGGTACAAATTTTTCTAAATTAGCTTTTGCGTAAGCTCTAGCGTTTTTGTGTTTGGAAGTCATACCAGAACTACGGCCAGCCTCATACATAACAGCAGCCATTTCGCCAGCTACTTTAAAAATGAGAGGGTCTAAAGGTTGAATAATTTTAGTCATTGAAAGGGATCACCTTGAATGGGAGTAAGCTTATATTTTTTGTTTTGATTAAATGGGTCAAAATCAACTGGTGTTGTTATAGGAGTTGAGCTAAAGAGAGGGAAGCCTTCTTTTGCCTTAGCGCGAAGTTCGGGAGTAAGTTTAAGGACGTGGACTGGTTGACCGTTTAAAGCAGATTGAGCTTCTTCAATGGTAGTAAAAGTTTTTGAAGAGCCATTAGGATAAGATATATAAAATCCAGAGCCGTCAGGCTTTTTTAAAATCTTACCTTGTTGCGTGCTTACATTCTTAGTTTCAACCTTAGCTCCATACTTTTTAGCTAAAGCATTAGCTTTATCAACCAACATTTTATCATAAAAAGACTTCATACCTTCGCCGCCAACTTTTAAATCTAAGTCTTCTAAATAAGTATGATTGCCTTCTTTGCGTCCTGTACCTTTTATAATTTTGTCAGCCATTTCTTTACCTAAATGCTGCTCAATCATTTCAGGAGTAGCTGATTGATTACTCCATACAGAACCACCGTTCTTACCCCAAGCTGTAATATTATAAGTATTTTCACCACGTTTTTGATAACCCACACTATCCAAATGCTTACTCAAATCATATCTAGCCGCTTGTGCTTCACCCGGAGTCCACGACACCGAATCATAACCTTCATTAGCAGCTTTATGAAGCATTCTTTTAAAAGCTAATTCATCCCAATTCTTTTTAAATGGGGCATCGGGGACTCTCCTATCAGCAGAAGCATTACGAATATAAGCTTCGTATTTGTCAACATCATTTCTCATAGATGAGATTTGAGAAGATGTAGTTTGATAATCCGCTCGTACGTTCTCAGGGAGATTATTTAAATAGGTATTAAATGCAATTTCCCCGTTATAAGGATATTTCATATCAATTTCGTTTAATTTATTTTCAAGCTCTTTAAATTTAGGTCTAGGATCAGTTAATGGTTTATCTT